TTCTCCATCAGCTGTATTTATAGATGAGATAGGATTATTTGAAATATTTGGAGAGATGATGCGTGAGGGAAGACCTGCTTTATTCAAATACAATGAAGAGACTGGCAAGATGACTATGCAACAACAATTTATTGCATGGGGTACAGGTGGAGAGATGGATAAGGGTGGCTCTGTGTTTGAATCAGAATATAAGATGTGCCTTAAACAATGGAAAGAAAAAAACTATGAATATGGGGTTATTCCAATATTCATGAATGCTTATGCTAGAAGGGGTGTCAATGATAAGCATATAGCAAATGAAAGAAAAGCATATCTTGCCCTAGAAGGAACAAAAAAAGGAGAGGTCGCTAAAGTACAGTTCCACCAGCATTATCCAATAACAGTTGATGACATGTTTATTCGTAAATCAAAGACTCTTGTTCCGATAATGAAGTGTAACTCCAGGCTAAATGAAATATATGGGAAAGATATTCCAATAGAGTATGGATTCTTTGAGCCTATAATGGATTATACTATGCCTACTCCTGATATGATAACTGAATTTAGAATAATAGGTGCTAAATGGGTATCTTCAGGTCAGAGAGAAGACGTATCTACCTCAGCTGTTATAATACACCACCCTCCTGTAAATGAAATATGGAAAAATCGTTGGTATCAAGGGACAGATCCAATTAATTCAGAAACAGGACACTCTATGATGTGTAGTGCTGTATGGGATGCATACACAAATACAGTATCATCAGTAGTATTCCATAGAGACAGGAAGTTTAAGTACACATATCTTCAAGTTTTACTACAAAGCCTTTACTATGACCAACAAAATAGAGGTGGTATCAAGGAATTAGTTGAAAATAACATTGGGGACATGCATATTGACTTTCAAGAGATACATGGATTTAAGAATAAGTTTACTTCTAACACACAGCTTCCTGAATACCTACAAACACATGGAGGAAAATGGTTTGGTATATCAAATAAGACAAATACAGCACCAAGAATTATAGCAAAAGCAGAAGAAATGCTAGATGCCTATGGAGATAGAATTGATATTCCGTGGTTATGGGAGCAATTGAAAACATTTGTAGAAAAAGATTTGCGCTCTCAGAATAGTCATAGGCAAACTAGGTATCAAGCAGCTGATGCAAGATATGATTATGATGATGCTATATTCGCCATTACATTTGCGTATATAAATGCAATATCTCATGCTAAATATGAACCTGAGAATATTAAGAGTGAAGGACTAGATAAAAAAGTTACTGTTAGATATGTTCAATCAAAAGAAACAAACTTTAGAATGAAGTTGGCTAGGGTAGATGCAAAGACTGGGAAAGTTCTAAAAATATTAGACTAAAAATTTAAATAGAATTGTATATTTATTACCTTTTCTTTTTCAAATATAATTTTTTTGTTTTCCCAAATACTTCCTTCTTCTGAATTTATTTTTAATTCATAATCATCAATTGTATTTGTAAAAAATCTTATTTCTTTTTTACCCATTTTTTTATTGGATAGATGCTTGTATCTCATTGACTCTTCATCTATCCCTCTATTCTCATTAAACCAATAGACATAGTATTCTGCTTTCTTTCTATCGTATTCAAATGAAGCTGATATAAAACACTTCATTATAAAATATGGAGTTCTATCTTCAATTACTTGTTTTATTTTATTTGAACAATATTTTGAAGAAGTGGTCATCATATCAATAAACTAAACTATCAACTTCTTTTAATAATTCATTCATCGCTTCCTCTGCTTTGAGATCATCTTCTGTACAAGCCTTGAATCTATTTGATAAAAAGAATTGGTATTCGCAATCTTCAGGAATCTGTATTTCTGCAAGTTTATAGCCAATGGACATTCTTTGTCTAGTCAAATACTTTGATTCGGAAACTGTATATTGTTCCCCCTTCGTAATCCAACACCCAATAGGAAAGCCCTTTGGTCTAGCATTGTCGTTTACGCATATTACTTTGAATTGTTCCATATTCATTAAATAAAAATCCTCGCCCTTTGGTAATGCAGTACCTCCGAGCAAGGATAATTTTCGTGTGATACGAATATAAAATCTTAATTAGTCTGCATACTAACAATGCAAATGTATTACTTTTTTTCATATATCCAAACTTTTAAAGAAAAAAATGTGACCACAAATGAGATTAATAAAAAAAACATTAAAAAATATTTTTATTTAAAAAATTAATTGTAGTTTTGTCTCGTTAAGATATTCAAGGAAGTGAGAACCCTAGAAATATTTAATCAAGACATTAAATCAATCGCAGCTAATATCTTAGTGGGGTTCTCAAAAATTTTCTATCCTGGCTGCGGTTGTTTTTCCTTTTATACCAAAGAAAAAGTAAAAGCTCTATTACAATGCGCTTTAAAATCCAAGATGTACTCCCTTTGTGCGCTTGGTAGGTGAAACCGAAAGGAATAACAGCGTAAACGAGATAAGCCGAATCCAATAGGATGAATAAATAAGAAACGGTACACCACGGAAGTTTGTAAGGTAGGGTTAGTTTAAAGACATGGTCTTTATTCCATTGGTGCTTATTTCACCAAAAAAAAAGGACTATATCCATAAGCGAAAAACAATCATAATAAAAATTAGTTATTCTAAAAAATTATTAAGCTAAAAATGTATTACATTTGCATTAATCACAGTGGTGGTTATTATTTTTTTTATATAACCTACACAGATATTAAATATCAGTGTAAAAATTTAAACGCTTTATGGCAACAAGTTACAGATTACCAAGAATTGCAGCTGACACGGTTGTAGTTTTGAACACACCTTTAGCAGTAGACACGGTCTTAGCTAATGGTGTATTGACAGTTTTAGATGAAGCATCTAATGTCGCAATAAAAATAAAGGCAGCTGATTTTCTGTCTTTTAATTCAGAAGCAGGTTCTTTAGGAGTTGCGAATGAGATTGATGTTGATTTAACAGGTGTTACTGTTATCGCAGATTTGACTTATTCTTATTCTGTTTATGGTCCTTATGCTCAGAACTTCTTTGGTGGAGGAACAGAGACAGGTGCTATCTACACGACTCGTACTTACAATGTATCGCTTCCTGCTTTACCAGCACCTACCCCAGTATTATTAGCCGCTGCATTCGAAGCTAGAATTAATGCAGATACAAATGCTTATTTTACAGCAACATCAGGAGCTGGTCAGTTCCAGGTTCTTGCTGATTCTGCTAATGCAGGTGCTTTAGTTTCAGAGAACGCTCCTATTGGAGCTGTTATCACTCAAGTTACTCCATGGGTTTCTCCTGTTGGAACAACTCAAGAGATTCTTGCTCAAGTAAACAATGCTGCACTAGTTGTTGGTAGTACTTATGACAGAATTATCGTTAATTTCCGTAATCCAATCAATAGCAATATTGTTAACGGATTGAGAGTTATTAGAAATAGTAGACTTGTAGTATATTTTGATACTGCTAATGGTGGTACTGCTGCTGCTGTAACATTGTTGTCAAACATCTTGCTTGGAACTCATACTCCTATTGCTAGGTACTTAGGTTGTCCTCAAGTATAAAAAATGTTAATTAATTGGGTGGGGATTAATTTCTCCACCCTTATTAAAAAATAAATATGGCAGATAAAGATATTGAGGTTAATGTTATTTTATTTGGCTTAGAAACTGAGGGAGACCTCAGACTTGAATATCCTGAATTAGCGTCTTCTAAAGACTTTCAGGATTTAAAGGTTAAAGAAGTAAGACTTTGCTGGTTATTAGGAAACAGAACATCTCCTATTTACAAGTTAAGCAAAAGAGATAGATTGATAAAAGCCCTTGAATTGATTTATGGTACTCATTACGAAAAGAATGCTGATGCTATAAATTATTTAAACGGAAGTATGCCTGAGCATATTCGGATAGGAATTTCTAAAATGGAATCTTATAATCCTGAATATAGATTAAAGGCAAAACTAATGAGTCAATATATGTTTGATGTTTTGAATGATATGATTGTTCTAGATGCTACAACAATAGCAACTATGGACATTGATGAAAAAAAGAAATATACTGACCTAATAGTTAAAGTTCATTCAGAACTTCCTGATATGGTTAGTAGACTTGAAACTTGTTATGGAGTAAAAACTATTGATAGAAAGAACAAAAAACAAGTTATGATTAATATTAATGATGTATTGAAATAATATGAGTTATATCTTTAGCACAGGAGCAATTAGACCAAACAGACTTAATTCTGTAAAAGATAAATCTTACCATAGAGAATATGCTAAGTTTTGTCTATCTTCAATGAGTAATTATTCATATAGAAAATATATCAATAAGTGTTTAATAAACTGGTCCTTCTTTAAAGGACAAGATGGTCAATGGATATTTGAAGAAGATGTTGAATCTTTCTTTTTAGATGAATCAGGAGATATTAGAAATAGATTGAAATGGACTAAGAACGTTATCAAACCTATGGTTCAACAATACATAGGAAACGCTATTAGATTATCATATGATGCAAAAGCAAATTGTATATCTGATTTTGTAATCAACAAAAGAGAGAATGAACTACTTAGGCTTAAAGCATATCAAAAAGTTTCTGATTTATTTCCATTTTTTAATGATATAATTCAA